TCAACAATGCTTGTCGCTGAGCCTCAGCAGCAGGCGTATCAGCTGCTGGCGGCAATTTAGGCTCAGCAGGGTCTGGATGCGTCCCATACTGTAAATTATGCGATGGTAAGGTAGCTGCAGCTGCCGCGCTATTGCACGTAGAGAGTAACCCTGCGCCATCAGTAGTAGAATTTTCCACTGTTTTTGGCTCAATACGCGCTCCTGTGTCTTGGCCCGGGTAAATGTTGACTGCATCACTTCCCCTATTTTACGCAGCCTTTGCCGCTTATTGATGACAATGGCTGAACAGGCGGCCTGTAAAAAGGTTTCCATGTCGCTTGCCTCTTCAGAGGCAAGAAATGCAAGCTGCAGATCGGGGCGCCGCAGTCGTAATGTTCTCACTCTGTCGAGAAGGTCAATGACGGGAATTGCCCAGCCCTCGAGATCGATAATTGCCCCGCTACTGTTACCTTCCTCAAGCGCCAAAAAAGCCTCCTCCGGATCGCCATAGATTGGATAATAGCAGAGCGGAGCAGGGCTTTGCGCTATGCCCTCAGCCAGAAAACGATCTCCGGTAACGACGACGCGAAGCTCGGGTGTCCTGGCGCCTGGCTCAGGCAAATCGCTATGCTCTATCAGCACGTTCTGAGGAAAGGGGGGCGGATTGCTCTGTAACGCCCGGAGATTGCGTCTTCTCCTTTCCCTGCGCAGCACGACGCGCATTACTTTTTTTCTGGATAGTGCAGTAATGTTTTATTTTTCTCTTGTAAATTAACAGCATACTGGAAGCGTTAACCGCCTGCTTTTTATTCAGGCCTTACTGTCTTTATTGTGACTGCACCGGGATATTCTTCCGCTCGCCTGAATTCAGAGGTATCGGCTGCGGCTTAAATCACTGCGGGATTTTTCGTATCTGGACGGGAGATGAGGGGGAGTACATCTTTCAATCATTTCTGGTATATAAAATCACCTTCCCTGCCCGGGGCGCGCCATACGGGGTAAAATCCATTGACTCACAAGACGTTGACCGTATAATTCCACGCGTTTCGCATTGCGAAGTCTTCCTCTCAATGCGCCCTTAGCTCAGTTGGATAGAGCAACGGCCTTCTAAGCCGTAGGTCACAGGTTCGAATCCTGTAGGGCGTGCCATTAATAATCAAGCACTTATCAAATTCCTCCAGCCACTGAATTTTCCTTGTGGGACATATTTGGGACATCTTCGGCAAAAATCGAGTCAATTTGACGTGCGTGCTCAGTTAAATGGTTAGGTGCCAGGTGAGCATATCGACGGACCATTTCGATGCTTTCCCAACCACCCATTTCCTGAAGCACAGAAAGCGGAACGCCAGACTGAATTAACCAGCTTGCCCAGGTGTGTCTCAGGTCATGGAAACGGAAATCCTCAATTCCTGCCCGTTTGCATGCCGAGTTCCACGCCCGATTGTCATCAACGCGCATCTTCCTTACAGATGGGGTTAATGAGCGATCCGGGCGATGCCATGCTTTCGTATGGACGAACACCCATTTATGATGGTTCCCTATCTGATCGCGCAGAACCTTACAGGCAGTATCATTAAGCGCTACGCCAATAGCGCGGTTTGATTTACTGTCCTCAGGGTTAACCCAGGCAACCCGACGCTGCATGTCGATTTGCTGCCATTCCAGATTGATGATGTTCGACCTTCTGAGGCCGGTCGCCAGCGCAAACTTAACGACCGACTTCAGCGGCTCCGGACATTCATCAATCAGCCTTTTCGCCTCTTCATGCTCAAGCCACCGAACGCGCTTATTTCGAACTGACGGTATCTTGATTACTGGTGCTTTCTCCAGCCACTTCCAGTCGCGCTCTGCTGCGCGCAGGATAGCCTTCATCAGCGCCAGGTGCTTAGCCTTGGTCGATGTGGTGACAGGCTTGGCCTCAAATGCTGGCGCTTCCTTCCCCTTCCTTTTTGCAGCATCAACCCTCTGCTGCCATATCTCCTTTGCCTTCCTGTTCTGCATCCTGCTAACCACGGCATAAATTTTTGCCTCGGTAATATCCTTTAGCTTCACCCCTTCGAAATGCTCAAGCCAGAATCCCATCCGGCCTTTATCGGTATCAAGCGATTTCTTGTCTGCTTTCTCTTCCAGCCAGCGGAGGCATGCTTCTTCAAAAGTCACTTCAGGAAAGTCGCCGAGCCTGTCTACTCGCCAGAGTTCAGCCTTCCTTTTGTCGTGCAACTCCTGAGCTTGCCGCTTGTCCGCTGTCCCAAGAGATTCCTTAATTCGCTTCCCGCCCGGGAGCGAGTACGAGGCGTACCATATTTCACCTCTGCGGAAGATGGACATTTTCGATCCTCTTTATGTGCATCACCCGCGCTCACTCCGACAGTATGCAGCGGCGAGTTTAGTGCCGCAATGCATGCCTGTCTGGTTGTGAGGTATGGTGACTTTGGTTTACTTGGGTCTTTTCTGGTTGCGATAAGCCTGCCTGATCGTATCCAGTTAGTGGCCGTAGGACGTGATATCTGCAGAAACTCACAGGCTTCGGCCAGAGTAAGGCTATGTGATTCCATCCATCACCTCCGATGCTTACCGCGTAATTCCTCTTCTTGCTGACAGTCAGCACAGCGCTGACAACCCGCCACCAGTTCCCGGCGCCGCTCGGGTATCTCTTCCCCACAGTCGCGGCAGTGAGTAGCTGAAACTGCAGCATGGTTGATGCGCATGTTCTGGGTGGTCATTTCCAGCCGGCGCTCTGCCAGCTCGTTGGCCTGATCGATGATTTCTGGCATGTCAGCGCTCCTTTATCTTTCCGTTCAAAATGCCGATTTCCACATAGAGATGGCTTGGCGTTAACCCAAGCTGCCTTATCAGCGGCATGCATCCGTTGAGGATCGGTCGTGATATCTCGTCGCAACTTAAAGCGGGAGATGACCTCCGTTGTGCCTTAACCTCATCGTTGGCCCTGCGTGCGATGCTTCTGAGCGCATTTTTCTTTTCGTCTGGCGTCATGCTGCCTCCCGCTTCTTATTGAGGTGGGGTGCATTCGAAAGGAAAACGGCCCTTGCAAAGCCAAGGGGAGTAGCACTGCGAATGTTGGCGCGCTCTTCGCTCGGCGGGCAGTCGTGAATGCGGTTGTCGGGATACCAGTCATCCACAATGCTGCCTTTGGTGAAGACCTCCATCGCCTTCCGCTTCGGCACCACCTTCCCGAAGTGCTGTTTCACGCGAGCGATAGCCTCAGCCACCATCGGGTGAATGTCTTCAGCCGGTGACACAAAGCCATTACCTGACCAAAGGCAGGTCTGCTTCGTGTAGTTGTCATCAGGCACCAGCTGCGTGAACTGGTAGGGATGAAAGGTGTACCCCGGCGAACCGAAAATGCTACTGAAGACGCTGACCGGGTTTTCGAATGCCCACGGGCAGCCTGCCGCCAAGCCAACCATCCGGCATTGCTCAGCGACCAGCGCGGCCTTGCCCTGGAAATGCGGGTCTTTGGCGCGCTTGGACTCGAACCAACGGGACCCGGAAACAGCCACGTCCGTGCATGGTGGGAAGCCGATGACGATGACGACGTTTTCAGAGCGGATAATCTGAGATAGCCTCGGCATCGCCTCAAGGATGGTTGCCGATATGCGCTCAACAGGACCGTCGATCGAAGTTTCAGGGTGCTGCGGGTCAACCAGGACGGCGCGATAACCTGCTTCGACCCATGGCTCAGCCATGACGCCAGTGATATCGCACAGGCAGATAATGGTTCCTTTGCTCATGCTGCCTCCGTCTTCACTACGTCAATGGCGCAGCCGGGGATCAGCTCAACGGAAGCGGTAGCGCACTGGTTTCCCCAGTGGCTCCAGCCTGGCGCTGCGCTGCGACTGAAAAGTTCAATCCGCGGCACGTCGCCGTAGAGCAGCTCCAGACGGTGGCGAACTTCCCACGGTTTCTCGCTGTGCGCGCCGAGTGGGCTGTAGACCACCTGCTTAATGCCGGCGTGCTTGCGCTCCAGCCCGGCACCGCGGGTGGCGATCAGTACGTCTTCCGTGTTGGAGCGGGTGTAGTTGCCACCGTTCATGCGCGTCTCGGCATTCAGCAGGGCGAGGAAGTCGTAAAAATCGGTCACATCGCCCTCTGCCAGAGCCTTGGTAATGCGCAGTTCTGCCAGCTGATTAAGCTTCACCCAGGTGAAGCCCTTCATCGTTCGCACCGTAAAGCCCCAGGCTTCGGCCAACTCGATCGCCTCCTGGTTGTGGGTGCCGGTGTACCACATCGCCAATACGGCGTTATCCGCTGCGAGATCCCATACTGGGAGCCGCTTCATATCGAGCAAGCTCATGGTAGGGTAGTGATCGACGGCGGCTCCGTTGCTGATCGTGTTCCCGTAAGACCAGGCCGGGTCAGCATAGATAAGTGAGTAGCGGTTCATAGGACTGACTCCATTTCATCGATATAGAGGCCAGATGCGATAAGCCGGCGGCGCCGGGCCGCTTTATCAATACATTTCTGGCGGTTGCCAGAGGCGGCCTGAGCTATCGAGCGCTTAGTGAACAGGCGAGTTTTACCCTGCGGGGTAATGACCTTTGGCCTTGTGATCAGGTCAAAGGTGCGATCGCAGATGCCGTCCTCGTTGAGCCAGGTTTCCGATGCGATCAGCTGTGCAATGCGGCCTTCTCCCCTGGTTATGCCGTTCGCAACGCGGTTAAATTCGACAAGCGTTACGCCGAACTTCTCCGCTATTTCGCTACCGGTTACAGGGCGGCCGCGCGTCTGAATCATCCAGATCACGCGCTCGCGAAGGCCGGAGAATTTCCCTGCTTTTCCGGGCCTGCGGTAAAATGGAGTGCGTTTCATTTCCACTGCTCCCCGAAGGTAAAACCGATCTCCGCCAGCGATTCGTCCATCTTGCTGATGAACTCCGGCACCATTTCGTTGAAGTCGGACATGTATTTGTCGTCGCGCTCAACAACGACATGGTGAATGCCTTCTCGCTTCATGCGAGGGTCATAATTCGCGAAATACCAGGCATCCTTCCCGGTTACCCACATGCTGAATTGCACCTGGGCCATATAGGCGGATTTGATAGCCTCGAAGCCGCCAAGCCGGAATTTCATGAAGTCGCGAGAGGTGAAAGGGCACTTCAGCTCAAGGCCGCGACCATCACTGCACAGGCCATCAGGTGAGCAGGCGGTACGCATGCCTTCGTCACGGTAAAGGATCGGCGACTCTGTTACCTTCACGTCGGTGGTGAACTCAAACAGGGTGCGAGCGTCGGCCTCATACTGTTTCCCCCAGGCCAGCGCCTTGGCGTTAACTTCCGGCGCCGCGCCGGTGCAAACCTCTGCGAGCAGCGTGTGGAAATAAGACATTTTCATGTCAGTCCACTTGGTGCCTGATCTCGGCTTCGAAATGACGTTATGGACTTCCGAGGCGGTGATCACACCCAGGCGTAATCGGTGCCAGGATTCATCACCCTGTTCAATGCGGGTAACGTCAATGCCAGTTCGATCGAGGATAATTTCTGGTGTCATAATGTGACCCTATATTTGTTTGGTTTATTTGAGCGAGTACCATCGTGAAACCATATTGCGCACCTTGTTACCTCCACCCATTTACGGCGCTCAAGCTCTGCTATGAACCACGAAACACGAGACTTTGAGACGCCTAAAATGTTTGCCATATCTCTAATGCTGTGATTTCCATCGCGTAACAATGAAAGGAGCGTTGGTGTCATGCTGCCACCTGCGCTTTTTTCTGGAGGAAGCTAAAGCCTTTCTGCGCTTCTTCTTCGGTGAGTTGTGATGCCTGGAAAATGTCACGCTTGAAGATGTTGCTGCACAGAGGCAGGAAGTCCTGCTCCCAGTCCTTATTCAGGGACGTCAGGAGGTCGGTAATTGCCTGTAACGTTTCCTCACTGGCCACCATGGGGAGCGCCTCTGTCGTGGTTCGCGGAGTTACGTCACGCGCATCAACTTCCAGTGTTTTACCTTCCATCTCTTCGGCAGTGGGCTGCTGGCCAATTTCAGGCCACGCCTTACGCAGAGCCTGAGCCTCGGCACACTTCGCCAACTGGCCGTAAGGGCGCTTTTTCCACATTGCGTTTGGCGCGGTAGTGTCGCGGCCGGCGGTGGCATAGTTCTCAACCCAGTATTCTTTCGCGCTGAATTCGACGATCTCCCCGCTCGGCATGCGCTTGCTGACTGTGTACTTGCACCATTGAGGTACGGTCACTTCAATACCGGTAAGCGTCAGAGTGACGTCCGGGCCGAACTCTGGTTCTTTTGCGCCAGCGTAAGAACCGGAGCGATCGGCCTGAATCCGATAAAGCCCGATGCCAGGCATAACCACATCGCGCCACTCGCTTTTACCCGACTTCGAGTCCTTAACGCTCATTGGCACCAGATGAACGGGCTTCAGAAGCGGATCGAGGTTTCTGGCCCGGCAGTAGTCCAGCGCCATCATCACCGACTCATCCTTGGCGCCAGGGTAAATACTGTTCTTGAGGGCGCTCCAGGTGGCGCCGTCAATGCCTCGCTCAGCAAGAGTGCTGGCTGTAATCACAAGTTCGTTAGCCATTGTTATTCCCCAAAGTTAAAACGGGCAGCCGGTGCGGTGATCCCAGTCGTATTCCGCCTGGGCGTAAGCTACTGCCGAGATGAGATCGTTATATGCCTCGCCAGCTGCATCGCTGCGGAGGCCTTCGTATGGGCTTTTGTCCATCGGCACAGAGAAGCGGAACAGGCCTGACGGCTCTTTCGGCAGCGCGTCGATAATTTCCTGCGCCCGATCGTCAATCCACTTTTGCTTCTCTTCGGTGAGCGACTGCTCGGCCCACTTACGATCTTCGATCACGTCGTATGCGCGGTATGCGTTCATAAGCACCTCAGTAACTGATACCGGTATGAGGAATGCGGCCGTCTTTAACCGCGGTGAGCACTTCGATAGCCTGATCCCGGGTAAGGCTGGTATTGGCCAGAAGAGCTTTGACGATTTCAGTGCCTACAGCCTTGCGGTGCTTAACGTCGGCTTCGCGGCGCGCCTGCTCATCGGCTTTACGTTTCTCCTCCGCCAGGCGGGCCAGTTCGCGTTGCTCTGCCTCGCGGCGGATGCGATCGGCTTCTTCCTGTGCTTTGCGGCGCTCTGCTTCAACAGCGGCCTGTTTTTCACGCTCCGCCCGCTCAGCTGCTTCTCTCTGTTCACGTTCGGCCCGCTCTTTGGCCAAAATCGCTTCTCGCTCTCTGGCGGCTGCGGCGTCAATTTCACGCTGTGCCTTTTCTGCTGCTTCACGCTTCGCTTTCTCTTCTGCCAGGCGCTTAATCTCTTCTTCGCGGGCAATGCGCAGGCGTTCGGCTTCTGCTTTCTTCTCGGCCTGTTCGCGGTCGAAAGCGTCATTCATCAGTAGGGCCATTTCGTGGTCAGACTCAATCCGAGCTGCCAGCTGCCGATTGAACTCTTCATTCATGGCCAGTGCTTCGACGTGAAGGGCGTTCATGGCTTCTTCGGCCTTAATGCGTTCCTGCTCGGCTTCCCATTCAGTCAGTGGGCGACGCACTTCATCTTTCAGCGCATCAAGACGCTCACGGACAACGCGGCGGCTTTCGTCAATCTGCTTTGGCAGAGCCTTCAGCTCAGCGACCAGGTCTTTACCTGCGTTGTCGATGTAGGTTTTAGAGCGCGCGACCTTGTGGGCCATGGATGCGATAGCGTCACGGCCTTTTTTGGTGGTCACGTCAGGCACCAGGCTGCGAGCCTCTTTTTCGATCGCTTCGATAAGCGGGTCGAGCTGGTCGTTATTGGTGAAAACCGCCATCGCGTTCTTTTTCTCGATGACGACTAAATCCATTACTTCGCTCATCTGCAATCCCTCAGTTGTTTACCAGGTCAGAGAAAGAGGAGCGCCACATATGGCCACCACGAATTCCGAGATTCCGGGCAAGATCAGCCATTGCCAATAGCTTGCTTTCGCCAAATCCCGCAGGGGATTCCTGAAGGTTCACAAAATCAGTTCGATGCGCACACCATTGGTTACCGTCAATTTCCAGATCTACACCGATGACGCTTGCAAACATGTCCGCATCTTCATCGTCGCAATTCCATTTTTTTGCTAGTTCAGAAATGCGCGATTCGTTTGCTCCAAGAGCTACAGCTTCGACCAGCATTTCCCAGGCTAACTTGCGGCTGCTGACGTCTACAGGCCAGGAGCAGACAGCAAAGTCTGAATCACGGATATCTACGATTGCGTCCGGGGATGGTTTGTAAATCAGCTCTCCGTTTTGATGGAGGTAATACCAACCGTTAATGCTCATAATTCGCCCTCAAAAGGTTGTAAGAATCCCGGCACCGTAATGGCTGCCTGAAAGCTCAGTTAAATTCGTGCGCTGATATGCGCGGTTAATGCGTCCCGGCTGGTACCAGGTTCGGTTCGATACTGCGCGAAGCGTATGGCCGGCGGATGTGGCGCAGATTACCCTGCGGCTCATGCCAGTAGCTGCCGTCGCGATAGTCGAAGCTGACCAGCCATGCGGCGCCGGTGCGGCGATTGCGCATCATCACGGCGCGTCCGTTGTTAGGAATTGAGTTAGCCATTGAACACCCCCGTAACGTGCAGAATTTTGATAATCAACGCTGTCCAGATAACGCCGCAGATCAGCAGGCAGTAAATCAGTGAACGAATGCCTTGTTTGCTCATGCGACACCCCAGCAAAATTCAAAGCTTACCCATGCAACCGCAATCACAAGCAGAGCAACCTTTAAGCAGAACCGGTGCCATGCAGGTACTTCGTGTTCTCGGATCATTCTTCAGTACCTCGAAAATTAATCTCATGCAGCCTGAGAAGCCCACGCCCTTGCGTCACGACGATTAAGCCATGCCAACTTAACCCACAGGTCATGAACCCCATCACCTCGGCGAGTATTGCGGCATTTCTCGCGGTACCGGAGATACTCGGAATTGCACTCAAGGGCATATTTTTTTGCGGTCATCTCTTCACCTTTGCCTTATCGCGGCTAACGGGACGTTTTGACTTCACCCCGGCGTTGCCGGTGTTGTTTGGATGGCTTAACTATGCGATAGAGAATAATACAAGTCAATAGAGAATTGGTTAAATAATTCTTTTGCGCATTCTCGAGCGGATTCTTAAAGGAATTTTTTTGCTGGAATAGGAGACCACAGGATGTATACTGGATAAATATACAGTTACTGGCGGTGAGAATTGAATGTCAGGAGGTGGCTTTATGGGGGTGCTGTACGTGAGGATGGGGCCTGGGCGTTATGTCAGTACCCAGGCAGCAGATAAACAGATTGTTTACTTATTTAATTCCGGTATGAAGACTTGGACGATAGGTCCAACGACAGAAGAGAGATCAGATACTGGCGCTAAAGGGACCCTCACGTCATCCACTGAAAGATACCCATTACCATCGCCTCCGATATGATATTTGAAGACAGACAATGTCTCTTTGAGTCTGACGAGAACCAGGTCATCAGAGGTTGCAATAGCCTCTGGATCGACAATTACGATGGCGCCGGCGGGAGCTTGAGCTATGCCAGTCCGGCCCTTGATTATGTAAGCGCGGAAATGTTCAGGAAGTTCGCTAAACCAGGATACATAATCGCCAGTAAAGCCATCAAAATCATAAACCTTAACGTTTTTAGAGACGTCGATAGCCTGCAGAGGTTGGTTAGAATCTCCGTATATTGATCCTGTTCCATTAATGAGCCAGTCGGCACTCACTCCGAGAGCTGCCGCTATCTTACCCGCGTGGCGCGAAGTCTCGCTGTCTCCGCGCAGGATTTTTGAGATAGAGGATTGCGGCACTCCAGCCTGCTTCCCCAGCTCGGTCTGGTTGGTTTTACCCGTAGACCTCATGGCATAAGCCAGTCTTTCTTTTAACGTTTTCATAGCACGAAAAATATTCCCTAACGAATTTTATGTCAAAGTCTCAAATGACTTGATCATTTAAATTCCCTAACGCATAATCAGCTTAAAATTATGCAAAGGGGAATTTACATGAGCGACACAGTCAACGAGGCAATCAAGCGCGCCATCTGCATAGCTGGTTCTCAAACTGAGCTGGCAAGAAAGACAGGGGTTAACCAATCCACTGTCAGTAAATGGCTTAACGGCGCTGAGATCGGCTCCCGGTTTATCAAGTCCATTGTCATTGCCACTGATGGTCAGGTGAGCGCCTCTGAAATCCTTAATTCAATTTCACATAGATAACACCAGAGGAAGTATTGCAGATGGAGAATTCAACAGCACGAAACAAACACCAGGCCAGGAATATTGAGTCATGGCTGCATAACCAAATCGCAATGAAGGGGACGACCAATGTGGCCAATGCCATGGGTCTTACAAAGTCGAGCATCAGTAAATGGAAGGAAACCTGGATTCCGAAAATAGCGATGTTACTGGCGGTCTTGGAGTGGGGAGTGGTCGATGACGATATGTCTCGACTGGCGAAAGAAGTAGCAAGCCTGCTTAGAAAAGAGATGGCCCCAAAGTGCTCGCAACACTTTGAGGCCTGATGCGAATTAACTGGATCAATTCACAGGAGTAATTATGAGTTCACTTTACCAGCTTTACAAGCACAAAGACAAAAACGGCACCGGAACGGTGGTTAACAAAACTTACACCGTTCCTTTGTCAGAGCTGTACGTCGAGCCCGGACTGAATATCCGCGAAATCGACCAGGATCACGTCGCTGAGTTCCGCGATGCGTTTATCGCTGGCGAATCGGTGCCTCCGCTGGACGTCCAGGTTACCGAGAAGGGCGTGAAGGTTATCGACGGCCACCACCGCTATTACGGCGCCATTGAAGCGACGAAAGCAGGTGCTGACATCATCCGCCTTGAGTGTAAAGACTTCGTCGGGAACGAAGCTGACCGTATCGCCTTCATGGTTACCCGGAACCAGGGCAAGCCTCTCACTGCTCTGGAACGCGCGGCTGCATATCAGCGTTTGAGAAATCAGGGGTGGGAGCCGGATGAGATCGCGAAGAAGGTTAAGCGTTCTCTGTCCGACGTCGATTATCACCTGCATTTGCTGACCTGCGGAGAAGAGCTGATCAGCATGGTTCGTGCCGGCGAAGTATCCCCGACAACCGCGGTTGCACTATCCCGCGAGCACGGCCCCCAGGCGGCCTCTGTAGCCGTTCGCCAGATGGATAAGGCCAGAGCGTCAGGTAAATCGAAATTAACCCGCAGCGCGGCGCTGCCGCAGTTTAGCGCAGCAAAGGCGCGCCAGTTTCTCCAGATAGTCGCTGATCAGGCTGACTTTGAGCTGCCAGCTGATGCGCGCGCGATCCTGGACAGCTATCGCGAATTCCTGAAAGAGGCCGGCTGGGAGAGTGAAGCATGAACACCGCAGAAATACTCAAGTTTCCCGGCGCCGCGCCGGGGCAATTCAGGAGCAACCGGATGGAAAACCAGAAATCTGGCTACATCCCGTTGTACCGGAGCGTTCTCAAGCAGTCCTGGGCAAAAGATGTGTACCTCAGAACCCTGTGGGAAAACCTGCTGCTTAATGCTGCTCGTCAGCCATTCAGAGCGACTTTCAAAGGTCATGAGTGGTCACTGCTGCCCGGTCAACTGGTGGTCACAGCGGCCGATTTAGGGCTGCAGCTTTGCGACCGGAAAGGGAATCCTACTAGTCGCGATTCAGTGGAGAGAATGCTGGCCGTTTTTGTGCGCGAAGGGATGATTTCTATCGAAGGTGAGAAGCAAAAAGGGAGAGTGATCACCATCACAAATTTTGCAGAATATGCTCAAAAAACAGACAATTTACCCGCACATGAAGCCGCACATGAAGCCGCACATACCTGCGCACATGACGAGTCCAGCAATGGCGCGGGTTTGAAGGTGGTAGCCGCACATGATGGCGCACATGAAGCCGCACAAACAACCGCACAACATGAACAAGAAGGTAATAACAAGAATAAAAACATTAAAAGATCTTCGTCCGAGAATTCTGGCGAATCCTCTGACGCCCGCCTGAAGAAATTTTTGTCTGCTCATCCTGATGCTGCGGTTTACACACCCAGCGGAAGCAAGTGGGGAACCGCCGAAGACGTTCGCGTTGCCGAGTGGATTTTCTCCAGGGTCAGGATGATCAACCCAACCTGCAAATCCCCTGACATGACCGCCTGGTCAAACACGGTTCGACTGATGCGTCAGATCGACAACCGCAGCCACCAGGATATCTGCGCCATGTACGACTGGGCCAGCAAAGACTCGTTCTGGCATCGCAACATCCTGAGCCCTGATGCGCTGCGCAAGCAGTGGGACAAGCTAACCATGCAGCGCAGCGCGCCAGGGGTTCAGGTTGCCGGGAAGCCAAAAGTCGACCTGAACAACACTGACTGGATTTATGGGGTGCTCGAATGAAATCAATCGCTGAAAGCATGCACAACTTCGACCGGGAAAACTTCCAGCGCGTGGCTGCCGGGCTTCCTGAAATGCAGGACGAGCAGGCAGTAAAGCGCCATGCGGCAAAGACTGCGGAGATCTTCAACGAACTGTTCCGCCAGTTGCTCGCTGTGTTCCCGGCGCTGGCCAGCAAAACACCCGAGGAGATGAACGAGATGCGCCGGCAGTGGCTTCTGGCGTTCAAGGAAAACGGGATTGTCTCCATGGAGCAAATCAACGCCGGAATGCGCGTTGCCCGCAAACAGGAGCGCCCATTCATGCCATCGCCGGGTCAATTTGTCGCCTGGTGCAAATCGGAATCAGCCGTATCTGCCGGGCTACCTGATGCAGTGGAACTGGTCGATATGGTTTACCAGTACTGCCGGACCCGCGGGCAATACCCGGATGCTGAGTCCTATCCGTGGCCAGAGCACATCGTCACGCCGGTAACGCTGAAGCACAAGGCCTGCTACTGGATGGTTACTGGACTGTACGCAGACATGCGCGCAAACGGCCTCAGCGACGCTGAGCTGCGCCGTAAGGCTCAGGATGAGCTGATGCGTATGGTGCGTCGTTTAAACGCAGGAGAAGCGATTCCAGAGCCGGTTAAGCAGATTCCAAAACTTGGTGGACGGCCATTAAGTCAGGAGCAGGGGTTAAACAAAATCGCAGAAATTCGGGCGAAATTTGGACTGGGGAGAGGGCGGTCATGAAAAAGAACTCTGGCAAACAAGCCGTTATTAACTTCATCGGCCAGCATCCTGGCTGCAGCTTTCAGGATATCCGCCGCGGTACCGGGCTTGACTCTTCAGTGGTCAATTCCTCCCTGTGGCAGATGCACCGTGACGGCCAGGTACAGCGTGCGGGTGAGTGCAGGAGCTACCGCTACACCCTGATCGACACGACAGCCGTAACCGAAAGCGATCCGTCTGTTCAGTACCGCCATCGTCCTGACGGCGCAAACCCAATGACCAAACTGTTTAACTATTGCCTGGCGGGAGTAAGAAAATGAACATCGAAACAGTAAAAGAGCTCATTCAGTCGCTGGAGTCTGCGGGCGAGCCGTCGATCAGAGAGCAGAAGTTCCTGAAGCTGGCGAAAGAGTTCAGCATTTGCAGCGCTTCACTGGATGCCGCCATAAAAACCGGGAATATGCTGGCAGACCAAAATGCTCAACTGGCTGCGGAGAATGTGGCGATGAAGCAGATCATTGACTCCGTAACCAACCTGGATAACGAACCTCAGTACCACGACGAAGGCATGGGGTGCGGACTGGAAGACCGTGGCATTACTGACCGGTACGATGCCTGCCGCTATGGATGGGATGAAGCTATGGAGCGGATATACGGCGAGGTTATCCCAAGCGCCGATGAGCTGGACTTTTCCGCCACCGACGCCTACCTGGCCGGGATTAAGGCTGATGGGGTGGAGGAGTTTGCGGCAAAACTTCGAATTCCTGGTGATGACCAGTTTTTTGACGCTTTAGCAAAAGGGGTTGCACTTGCTGCTGACGACTTCGCCAAGCAGCTGCGCGACGGAGGTAAATGAATATGATTTACCCTAACCAGCAACGACTTAAGGAGTTGTTTGATTACAACCCTGAAACCGGAATTTTCACGCGATTAAAAACAGTCAAGTCTAATGCCATGGCAGGAGATATCGCAGGTAGAAAAGGTAGCTATGGGTACATTCATATATCAATAGACGGTTCGAGCTGTCTCGCTCATCGCCTAGCTTGGATTTATGTGCATGGAAAACTTCCGGAAGGAATCATCGATCACATCAACGGCATCAGAAATGATAACCGGATATTAAATCTTCGCGAAGCTACAGACGCTGAGAATAAGCGCAATGCTCGCACCCCATTAAGGAATACATCTGGCGTAAAAGGTGTCTCTTGGGCAAAGAGAGAGAAAAAGTGGCAGGTGCATATGAAGCTGGACGGAAAAACATACTGGTTTGGATATCACCGAGACTTTGAGGTTGCAAAGGAAGTGGCGAGGAAGGCTAGACAGAGCCTCCATAAAGAATTTGCCAATCATGGTGATAGAACCGATTTTTCTCTTCGCGAGGGGGCCGACAAATGAGCATCGCCACTTATCTCAATACCGGTCTAGCCCTTCTGGGGTGGGTATACATCATGTTCAAAACAGGCCAGTGGATTACCAAAAATGCTCTGAGGCAGTGGGACAAGCGTCGTAAGGAATCTCGCCGCCAGAAAGCTGTGAATGAGTTTTATGACGCCTTTGAGCTTAACAGCCTGGAACCTGGCTCTACCGTTCGTCTGGCCACTAAAGGCGACCTGACAATCATGATGTTCCGCAGCGAGGGAAAGACCAATGACTGATATCACCGAACTGGCGCAGAGCCTGAAAGCGGCAGCAGAGAAAGCGACTCCTGGCGAATGGCGTAGGGCTTCAACTCAATTCAACGGAATTACGGCAACGCCGTTCATGCTTGGAAGAAAAGAGGTGATGATTGCAGGAGTTTCTGAAAAGCGCGACGCCGAATTCATCGCCCTGGCTAACCCTGCCAACATCCTCGCGCTGGTAGAGGCGCTGGAGAAGGCGAAGAGCACAATTGCAGAGATGGATAATCGGATTCGTCAGCAGAATCGTAACATCTGCGAGTTATTCGATGATGGCAAAGCACTACGTGATCGCATCGCAGTACTGGATTCCCACGCTATGATGTTATCTAATATAAAAAACAATGTGTCTGGTTAGATTATAACTAATTTTTTTTGCGACATTCCATGCCATGCGATTAACCGCATGGCATGGAATTTATTTTAATAGACTATCTAGTTTCTGTGTGGCTTTTTGTGTAAGTTCGCTATAGCTGATATATCCAACATTAGCACCAACAACTAATATTAAGAATAATAAGCAGCATAAAGAAAGTATGTTGCTTTTATGCTTTTGATGAACGAAGTAAGAAATTATCGCGCTTAATATAAACCCGATAAATAAAAATAAAGATATTACTGTTCTACTGTACTCTTCAGGGATCAATGTTTGAGAAGTGATATATGCTATATTAATAATGAAATAGATAAGGGTAGGGATAAATATTACATACCAACGAATAACTGCTTGTTGTCCCATAGGCTGAAGATAATCAGAAACTTTTTTCCCATCATTTTCAAGTAAAATAACCAAGTCTTTAACTTCACCACTGAGTTGAGTTCCATCCTTAGTCGTAATAATTATCATTTTTTCCCTCCGCGAATTATACCCTCTACATCTTGGGAGGCTTTTTTGTTTGACCATTCTTCTGCTGATGGGGATTTTATTAAAAATATTGTGTTACCATCAACTATAGTGTTTGTTCCCTCGAATTTAATATGTGTTAAATCCCCGGCAAAAGCCCTCTGCCCACTAGATGCGACAGCTTCACCTAACACTTGATAATTACCGGCAATAGACGATTTTCTTCTTCCACTGTTATTTAATGTTGCTTTGACCACGCCGCCGCCATCCTTGGAATTAAAAAGTTGGATGTCTACTCCAGCAGTATTCAAAATATATCTAGATAGTTCTTTCTTAAATCTATTGATATATTTTTCTTTGGTTTCTTTATTTGTCATTTTTTTTGATTCCAATTTTTACTAAAAATCAACAATCATACTATATCATTCCCGTAAAAAGGTCTATGCAGTCGATTGTGAACGGATGGATCGTCTGCTGGAAGAGTTCATGGATTACATACGCTACTAAAAATAGGAGAACAACAACTCCTTTGCTCCAACGACATGCGCATAGTGAAATGGCGCGGAAAAACATAACAAATAGCGATTTTCTCGTATATACACATTTTGCTTTTATCCCCGGGAAGGGCGATAATTACCTTGTCAGTCTGGACAACTGACAACTTTACCCCGGCGCCAAGTGGGGACACATGGCGCAAACACTGCAATTTGAGAAGAGTTATCAAAACGTACTGATTCCCGCAGAGCCGGGAACCAGCGAATACCTGCAACTTATCCCGGTAGGGCAACTGCTTTGCGGTGAGTTCCGCAAGCCCCGGAATTACGCATTCCACAAGAAGTTCTTCAAACTTCTGACTCTCGGGTATCACTACTGGACGCCTTCCGGTGGACTCATTGAGCCCGCTGAGCGCACCCTCATATCCGGGTTTATCGACTTCCTTTCATCCGACTTCGATCAGCGCGCTGCGCTCCAGAACGCCGCGGAGATGTATCTCTCCTCTGTCGGTATTTCTCGTTCCCGCGATATGGCGCTGCTGAAACACTTCGAATCCTTCCGCGAGTGGGCAACCATTCAGGCTGGCTTTTACGACGAATACCAGATGCCTGACGGCAGCCGTCGTCGTGTCGCAAAGTCGATCTCCTTCGCCAGCATGGACGACAGCCAGTTTAACGGCGTCTACAAATCAGTGCTGAATGTGCTCTGGAACTACATTCTGCGTCGCAAATTCCACTCGCCGGCTGAGGCTGAAAATGCCGCCAGTCAGTTGCTGAGCTTTGCGGGATGATGGCTATGCAATGTCTTCTCGCCAAAGTAATGGAGCGCGGCATCTTCCGCGTACCGGCGCGCCGCAAGCGCAAAGTCGAAGTTAAACCTTCCGATATTCCCACCTTTCACTATACGGCTAACCTGGCGGATGTCCGCTGGCTGCGCCGCGCTGCCCGGAGGAAAAGCCATGGCTGATTTACGCAAAGCAGCTCGCGGTCGCGAATGTCAGGTTCGCATCCCGGGCGTCTGTAACGGCAACCCTGAAACCACGGTATTGGCCCATATCCGCATTGCTGGATTGTGCGGGACCGGGATTAAGCCGCCTGATCTGATCGCCGCTATCGCCTGTTCATCCTGTCACGATGAAATAGACCGCCGCACGCGCCTGGTAGATGCGGAGTATGCGAAAGAGTGCGCACTGGAGGGAATGGCCCGAACGCAGGTTATCTGGATGAAAGAGGGGCTGATAAAAGCATGAACCAATATCGCATTTCTTTACCCTGGCCACCCAGCAACAACCGCTACTACCGGCACAACCGGGGGCGCACTCACATTAGCGCGGAAGGGCAGGCATACCGAGACATCGTCGCCAGAATCATCAAAGACTCGATGCTTGATATCGGCCTGGCCACGCCACTGAAAATCCGTATTGAGTGCCACATGCCGGATCGCCGGCGCCGTGACCTGGACAACCTGCAAAAGGCAGCATTCGACGCCCTGACGAAATCGGGTTTCTGGCTCGATGACCAGCAGGTTGACTACTACAGCGTGAAGAGAATGCCTGTCGTCAAAGGTGGGCGGCTTGAGCTGACCATTACCGAAATGGAGGCCGCATGAGCCGTGACGTTATCGAACGCATCCGCGACCGCTGGCAAAAGCTTCGCCTCCTGCGTAGCCGCGGCACCGTGCTGGTCGACTACAAAATATTACGCAATTTCGTCCGTATCTATAAGCGCCTGGGAGAGACAGCATGACAGCTCAATACTTGGAATTTGTTCGCCAGCAGCTGATAGTGGCCACCGCCGATCTGAGCGGCGCGACGAAAGGTCAACTGGTGGCATTTGCAGAGAACGCGCAATTCACCGCTACAGCGCGCAGCCGGGGAAGGAAGAAAGTAGCCGACCCGGTAACCGGCCGCATGGTAAACCCATCCAGGCCGCCAATCCCCGGGCAGCAGTCCCGCGCTAAGGGTTCATCAATCGCTCTCGTTCTGCCCGTTGAGTATTCGACGGCCAGCTGGCGCCGGGCTCTGCTGTCGCTGGAAGAGCATCAGAAAGCATGGCTGCTGTGGAACTACAGCGACAATATCCGCTGGGAGCACCAGGAGACGATCACCCGCTGGGCATGGGAGCAATTCAGCGACAAGCTGGCTGGCGTGCGCATTGCAAAAAAGACAATCGATCGCCTTCGTCAACTTATTTGGCTGGCGGCGCAGGACGTCAAAGCCGAACTGGCAGGGCGGGAGACGTATGAATACCAGTCGCTGGCGGAGCTGGTTGGTGTAGCAAAGTCCACATGGACAGAAACCTACCTCCCTCATTGGCTGGCGCTGCGCAGCAGTTTTGTGAAGCTTGATAGCGACTCTCTCATATCGGTAACGCGATCACGTTCACAACAAAAGGCGACAAATTTAGATGTAAGTCTTGCAAAACCGAACTGAAAGGCATATATTTCGTGTAAATCTGATATCGTCGCCATAGCTTCGATTGTCGACACGCAAAGAATTCAAGCCCGAGGTTAACGCCTTGGGCTTTTTCATTTCAGGGTCAGAAGCACAGCGGTTGTGCGTTCGGCTGTTAACCGAATGGTCGAAGGTTCGAATCCTTCCTGTCCCGCCAATTCAGCGCCATTAGCTCAACCGGAGAGAGCAATAGCCTTCTAAGCTATCGGTTTCAGGTTCGAGTCCTGAATGGTGCGCCAGATAATGGCCTGACCTGATGACGGGCTCATAATCCAATCCATCAGGGGCGTTGCTGCAACAGCGTCGCAGGCCGCCAATCCCTCTACCTTGGGACCATTACGGCTACCGCGCCGTCGCTTTTACCCTTGGTATTTCTTCCCGCCTTGAGCGGGTTTTTTATTTTCAGGGTCGCGGGAATCACCCTCGACGCTTTGTTGGTAAATCAGCCCGACGGCCCTGAACCTTTTACTGACTACAGATAGCACCCCGAACATTATCGGAGGTGAGAGATGCAACGTATGAACCCAACCGATGGTCACAATCTGCCTTACTGGTGGTCAGCCTTGCTTGGTATCTTTTCCGTCCTGAGTCTGCAGGATTATGTCTTCATCATTGGCGCCCTGATCTCTGCCTTCTTCACAATCAAGACGTATTACGCAAAGCGTAAAGAAGAGCGAGAGCGACTGGATGAAGAGAAAAAACGCACGCAGCTGTTGGCCAGTTATCTGGCTGACGTCTCCGCTAAGCCAGGAAGTGACCGCCCGGCTTCAGCCGAAGTGGTAACCGAGGCCTTGAAGCGGATCGCAAGTGATACACAGGGGTGAGCATGACGCCATCAATGAGGAATAAACTGATTGGCGTGATCGCCGGCGGCGGTGGTGCCATAGCCATTGCATCTGCGCTCATCACTGGACCAACCGGGAACGATGGTCTTGAGGGTGTGCGATACAACCCTTATCAGGATGTGGTAGGCGTCTGGACTGTCTGCTATGGCCACACTGGCAAAGATATCATGCTCGGCAAGAAGTACACCGAGGCCGAATGCCGTGCCCTTCTCAGTAAAGACCTGAACACCGTCGCCCGCCAGATTGACCCATACATCCAGAAGCCGATCCCCGAGACAATGCGCGGGGCTCTGTACTCGTTCGCCTATAACGTTGGTGCTGGCAACTTCCAGACCTCCACGCTGCTACGCAAAATCAACCAGGGCGACCAGAAAGGTGCGTGTGATCAGCTGCTCCGCTGGACCTATGCCAAGGGCAAGCAGTGGAAAGGCCTGGTAACTCGCCGCGAGATTGAGCGTGAAGTTTGTCTGTGGGGGCAGAAATGAAGATAAAGTTTGAGCGTTCAATTGCTCATTTTGCAAAAGACCTGAAGCCAACGCATGGCCCCCAGAAATGGCCATGGTGGCGCTGGGTTTCCTTCGGGCTAGTACCGATCGCAGTTTGCAGCCCCTCATATGGACTGCGCCTGTGGATGTACACCCGCTGGGGTGCTGGATATGTGGGAATCTATTTCGACAGGCGGATAAAACAATGAGCCGATTAACCGCCATTATCAGCGCCGTTGTGATCTGCCTGATAGTCAGCCTCGGCTGGCTGGCCAGTCACTACCACGACAACGCGACCGAGTTCAAAAGGCAGCGGGACAAAGTGACTGAGCAACTCAGCCTAGCGAAAGACACCATCGCTGACATGCAGACCCGCCAGAGAGACGTCGCAGCGCTCGATGCCAAATACACGAGGGAATTAGCCGATGAAAAAGCTAAAAATGATGCTCTGCAGCGTAAGCTTGATAATGGTGGTCGGGTGCTCGTCAAAGGCAAGTGTCCAGTGTCAGCCGCAACCCAAACCACCGGCGCCGCCAGCATGGGCGATGATGCCACCGTCGAACTCTCTGCAGTTGCTGGACGAAACGTTCTCGGTATCCGATCCGGAATCCTCAGCGACCAAACAGCCCTGAGGGCGCTGCAGGAATACATCACCACGCAGTGCCTGAAGTAAGGCATTACAGAGCCACTTCCAGAGGTGGCTCGATAATGTCACAACGAGGTAAGGACTATGGCAAAACCGGACTGGGGAGCACTGCAACACCAGTTCCTCGCCGAGCATGCCAAAACAGGAATATCCCCGAAAGACTGGTGCGCAGCGCAGGGACTGAATTACTCATCTGCGAAACGCTATATCAAAGTAACGACTTACGGTGCGAATTCGCAAAAAAAAAGTGCGAATAAATCTGCGAATTCGCAGAAGGAAAAAGGCGGGGCCAATAAAAACGGGAGGGTGAAAAAAAACCAGCCCGACACAGGCACCCGCTCAAAATCTCCAGAAACGAAACCGATACGCGGATCACGCACTGCACCGCCGACGAACGCTTTCCAGCCTGGTAACCAGAACGCATTAAAGCACGGTGGCTACGGCCGCCGGATGCTGCTCTCTGACGCTATCACCGAAGATGCCCAGATGCTCACGCTCGACGATGAGCTTTTCTGGCTGCGTGCGGCGAGCCTGACAGCCGCTGAGAATATCGGGCGCTGGCAGACAGAGCTGGAGACAGCCGACAGCGAGCAGGCCAAAGATCTGCACGACTTTATCTCTCAGGCGCAGAAGGCTATGCATCGCAACACAGCGCGCATTGAGTCGCTGGAGTACACCAAGGCGGCGATTATCAAGCAGCGCGTTGATGCCGCTTACCGCGAAGCCGCGACCGAAAAGGTTGAGCTCGAAATCGATGTACTGAAAGACGGCGATAAGGATAACGCGATCGTCGTGCATAACTCGCTGCCAATCCCGGGAAGATAAATCATGGCCGACATTTACCTACCCACGCTACACAACGGGCAGTTAACGGTCTGGTCTGATTCCTGGGATCACCAGTTGAATGCGGTTCGCTGTGGTCGACGCTGGGGGAAAACCTTCATGCTGTCGAGCGCTGCGGTGACCTACGCAACGTCGCAGTTCCGGCGGCCGGGTATGGACATCGAGCTGGGTGGCCGGGTAGGCATCTTCACTGCCGAGTATCGCCAGTACCAGGAGATCTACGACAAGCTGGAAGAAATCCTGCTGCCGCTGAAAAAGAGCTTCAGCCGGCAGGAAAAGCGCCTGCTGCTGAAGAACGGCGGGAAGATTGATTTCTGGGTCACCAACGACAACAAACTGGCCGGTCGTGGTCGTGAATATGAAATTATCCTGATCGATGAGGCGGCGTTTACCAAGTCGCCTGAAATGCTGAAGGAAATCTGGCCGAAGTCGATTAAGCCGACGCTGCTGACGACTAAGGGCCGGGCCTACGTATTCTCAACGCCTGACGGTGTGGACGAAGAAAACTTCTTCTATGCCATCTGCCATAACAAAGACCTCGGTTTCCATGAGCATCATGCTCCGACGTCATCAAACCCGTTCGTTCCGCCCGAGGAGCTGGAGAAAGAGCGACAGAACAACGATCCGCGCGTTTTCCGGCAGGAGTTCCTGGCCGAGTTCGTCGACTGGTCCGCTGCGTCGCTTTTCGACGTTCGCAAATGGTTCGAGGGTGAAAACCAGGATCAGCCTGTCGATTACCCGGAGATGTGTCAGGCCGTCTTCGCTGTCATGGATACCGCAGTTAAGGGCGGTACAGAGCACGACGGCACGGCGGTGGTTTACTACGCAGTCGACACCCGGCCCGGCATTCAGCGCCTGACCATTCTCGACTGGGATGTGGTGCAGATCGACGGTGCGCTGCTGGAAGAGTGGATTCCGTCTGTTTTCACCCGGCTGAATGAGCTATCCGGCCAGTGCGTCGCTGTAAATGGCAGCCTAGGCGTTTTCATTGAAGACGCCAGCATGGGCAGCATCCTCCTGCAGAAGGGTGAAAGCCTGGGATGGCCGGTCAACAAAATTGAATCCGCCCTGACCAGCAAAGGGAAGGACGAACGCGCCATTATGGCCTCCGGTTATCACTACCGCGGACTGGCGAAAATATCCCGATACGCCTACGAGAAGACGGCAGTCTTCAAGGGCGAAACAGCAAACCATCTGCATAAGCAGGTATCACGATTCCACCTTGCCGATAAGAACGCGCACAAGCGCGCCGACGATTTGCTGGATGATTACACCTACGGGCTGATCATCGCGTTCGGTAGCGGCGACGCACTCTAGCGAGAAAACCAATGAACGAAGATGATTTCGAAATCGGCAGCTGCTCTCACTCAGAGTTGATGGCATTGCTGGACAGCGACGACATCCAGCCCGGCTCTACGGCTGGCTATCAGACCTGCAAAACGATTTACCTCTTCCACCCGCTTGGCGGGAAAATGGTGGATCGCCCGATCAAGATGGCGATGAACGAATCGCGCACCGTTCACATTTCGCAGGCGTATGGCATTGAGCAACGTCTCCGAGATGCATTTGAGCGGGAGTGGAAGGCACTTGGTGCTGACCGCCACATCGCTAACGCGGCGCGGATATCGCGCATTTACGGCGTTTCGGCGATCGCAATGCTGGTTGATAACCAGGAGCCGTCCTCAGCGGTGGACTACCGCACGCTGTATAAGCACAACGTGACATTCAACATTCTCGACCCGCTGAATACCGCGGGGAGCATCGTTCTGAATCAGGACCCGAACGCACAGGACTTTCAGAAGGTCGAAGGGATCAGAGTGGCGGGCAAGCCGTATCACAAATCCCGCTGCGTAGTGCAACAGAACGAGGACCCGATTTATCTGGCCTATAACTCTGCGGCCTTTGGCTTTACCGGTCGCAGCGTATACCAGCGCGCACTGTTCCCGCTGAAATCCTTCATCCAGACCATGCGCACCGACGACATGGTGGCGGTGAAAGGTGGTCTGCTTGTGACGAAAATTAAGGGTCCAAGCTCAGTCGTCAACAACATGATGCAGAAGCTAAGCGGCATTAAGCGCATGATGCTGAAGCGCGGAAAGACGGGAGAAGTCCTGCAGATCGGCGACAGCGACAACATCGAGTCAATCGACCTGAGCAACCTGGAAAAGCCTCTCGATTCGGCACGTAAGCACATACTGGAGAACGTGGCCGCCGCCGCTGACATGCCTGCGATCATCCTCAACAGTGAGACGTTCGCTCAGGGTTTTGGAGAGGGCACTGAAGATGCCCGCGCCGTGGCGGTGTACATCGACAACATCCGAGAGTGGCTGGACCAGCTTTACGCTTTCTTCATCCGTGTGTGCCAGTACCGCGCCTGGAGCATTGAGTTTTTCCAGTCGCTGCGTGCCGACTTCCCGGAGCTGAAAAACACCTACAGCCTGTACTTCTCATCGTGGATTAACAACTTCGAATATCGCTGGCCGTCATCCCTGAAAGAGCCGGAAAGCGAAAAAGTGAAGGTCGACGAAATCCGGTTTAAGGCCATCGTCAGCATGCTGGAAGTCCTGCTTCCGCAGGTCAACACGGATGATGAGAACCGCGCTCTGCTTATCGAGTGGGCGCAAACCAACGCGAACGCCAACGAAAGCCTTTTCCCGCAGCGGCTCGATCTCGATATCGACTCGTTAAAGGCTAACCGACCTCAGCAGCCGCAGGTGGATGAGCCAGGCGGCGGGATGATGCTATGAAGACTTTCACGCGCACCGTACGCGAGGCGGTGAAGTTCTTTCTGCGCAATGGCTACACCTCGCGGCAGGAGCTGGAGCAATGGCAGGCCATTATCCGGCAGGCGGCCGAAAGCGAAACTGATGACGACTACATGAGCATGGTGTCGGATCGGTTGCGTAAGGCCTATGACCTGCAGGTGAGCAAGGCTGGAGCGCTGGAGCGCCACAAGGGGCTTTCACGCTTCACGCTGAACTACATGGAACCGAAGTTACGAAGCGAGCTGGATCGCCGCATCCTGGCCAGCGCTGACCTGATAAAGCTGAATCGCACCGCGGCGATTAACAAAACCGTGCAACGCTTCAGTGGTTGGGCAACCAGCATACCGGTGCAGGATTATGTCGGTGGCGGTCTGTCACCATCGTCGCGAAGCGGGGTTAACTACAACTGCGATCATATCCAGAAGAGTGCCCAGCAGGTCGACTATGAAGCGCGCCGCGTGATGATTGACCAGAGCCATAAGCTGATCGCCAATATCGACAACATCATCGCGACGAGCAATAACGCGATTGCTGCCGAATGGCATAGCCACTGGCGCCAGCCAGGGTACGACTACCGGGAAGATCACAAGGAACGTGACAAGCTGGTCTATCTCATCCGCGGAAACTGGGCGCAGAAAAATGGCTATGTCAAATCTGGCCCCGCCGGCTATCTCGACGAAATCACGCAGCCTGGCGAAGAGGTTTTCTGTCGGTGCTACGTCACCTATCTCTACAACCTCCGCAGCATTCCCGAGGACATGCTGACCCAGAAGGGCCGCAAGTTCCTGGAGTCCATGAAAGCAGCATAGGAGCATTAAAACGTGGCTATTTTTGGCAGCGGGATAATGTTCCGTCAGGGGAAGTTCGTCTTCCTGATCCAGCGCTCGGATGATGGCACATGGTGCCAGCCGGGCGGGACGATAGAGCCGGGAGAGTTAGCCATAGACGCCGCACGGCGCGAGGTGCTGGAGGAAACAGGCTATCAGTACGATGGCCCGCTGACGCCGCACAGCGTACATGGTGACTACCTGACCTACCGCGCCGACGTGCCGGAGCAGTTCGAAGCGAAGATAAACGACGAATCGCTGGCCGCCGGATGGTTCCATATTGACGATCTGCCAAAGCCGCTTCATCAGCCATTCGCTGAAATGCTGGCGCAGCAGGCGCTCAACGAAACCGACGTGGCCGCGCTCATCGCTGACGGAACGCTCAGCAGCCCGCAATATTTTTACAACATGTGGATGTTCGCCATCCGGGTGACCGGAACAGGGGTTACTTGGCGATCTGCAGATCAGGAGATGACGTTCCGTAACCCGGACGACTATCTCACCCCTGAATTTCTCCAGCGGGTAGCTGGCGTACCACTTATCTGGCTTCACCCCGAAAAAAGAACACTTGATAGCGACGAGTTCTCAAAGCGCGTTATTGGCACCCTGACAAATGCCTGGGTTGCCGATAAGGGCGAAGTGTGGGCCGTTGCGCGTGTGTACGACGCCGAAGCTGCTGAAATTATGGCAACAAGGCAATTAAGCACCTCGCCAACTGTGAAGTTCTCCGAGGTTGCTCAATCAATCATTGTCGACGGTCAGCCTCTACTGGTGGAGCCATCCCCCGAGCTGCTCGACCACGTTGCAATTTGTGAACAGGGCGTGTGGGACAAGCTCCTTGCCCCTACCGGTGTTAAATCTGATTCCATTCCTGAAGAGGCTGAAAAGATGGACGAGGAAAAAATCGTAGCGCTGATTAATAAGGCGATCGATGCGCGTTTGGCTAAGGCCGACGAAGAGAAGGAAGCGAAAGCCAAGGCTGACGCCGATGAGGCCGCCAAGAAAGAAAAGGCGGATGCAGAAGAAAAAGAAGCGGAAGAGGCGAAAGCCAAAGCCGACGCGGAAGAGAAAGCCGCGAAGGAAAAAGCTGATGCTGAAGCCAAAGAAAAGGCAGATGCCGAAGAGGCTGAGAAAATGGCAAAAGAAAAAGCCGACTCTCAACTGCGCCAGGAAATTGCAGAGCTGCGCTCCCGCATTCCTACCGAACTGAGCGACGAAGAGCGCAACGAAGTGGCGGAAGCGCAGGTGAAAGCCGATAGCGTCTTCTCCAGCTTTGGCAGGCGCGCCCCGATCCCGCTGTCCGGTGAAAAACCGATGGCGTATCGCCGCCGGCTGATGATTCAACTGCAGGAGCATTCGCCGGACTACAAAGCCGTCGATCTCTCTGCCATCGCTGATTCGCAACTGCTGAGCACGGCCGAAAAGCATATCTACGCTGATGCGCAGAAGGCGGCCAGCCTGTCAGTTGGTCCCGGTCAGTTGCGCGAGATTAAGCGCGCCGATGCTACCGGTCGCCAGATCAGCACCTTTGAAGGCGATCCCGCCGTCACCTGGGCGCCGTTCCAGTCTGGCAAGCGTCAGGTCACCAGTTTTAACAACCAGGCTTAACGGGAGCTCTGAAGCATGGCTAATTTATCTCTTAATCCGATGGCGACCACGAATGCCGCTGGTTCCTTCGGCGTGCAGTCTGATGGCTTCATTCAGGGCGTTGCTCTGGATGATCCGGCAAACCGCTTTAACTTGGCGTCAGGCACCGTCGCCGCCACCGAAACCAAGCCGCTGTGGGGTGGCCTGCCGGTTGCCGAGTTGCTGCCCGGCGTGAACTCCAGCCCTCGCGGGTCGACTATTCGTCGCGCTGTATCACTGGCTGAGCTCGAAGGCTTCACCGTCTTCAACCAGGCCCACAACGGGCTTACCACTCCGCAATCACCGGTTCCGCTGTATGCGTCCGGCATGAGCGTTTCATTCTATCGCCTCGGCTCCAACATGCGTGTGCCGCTGAAAGCTTCAGCGCAGGTGGTCGCGCTGGGAACCGCTGGCGCATCGGTGAAAACGCCGCTGGCGTGGGACTTCGTCAATAACCAGGTGACCACCGCCGCCGCGGCGGCTTTTGCTGGTGCTGACATTGCCACGACCGCTGTGACCTACTCGAACGGCGTGGCCACCGCCACCACCGCCTCCGCGCATGGGCTGACTGCTGGCCAGTACGTGAAGATCAGCGGCGTAGCCCCGGCGGCCTATAACGGCACCGTCGTTGTTCTGACTGTGGGCAGCGCGACAACCTTCACCTATGCGCCTGCAAGCGCGCCGGGCGGCTCCGCAACCACGCAGGGCAATATCGGCGCTGTGGCTCAGGCAGACATCACCCTGCCGGTGAAAGTCATCTCCATCGAGAGCGGGAACTCGAAAACTGTCAACTATGACAGCGCTACGGGCTTCCTTACCTGGAACAACACCGACAGCTGCGCGCTGGTCTTACTTTAATCGGGAGCTTTAAATGGCTGCAATTACCCCCAGCTACACCATCGTCAACCCGTCGTACATTGCGCCGGAGTTGATCATTGGTTACCAGCAGGCGTCCGGTGCGTTCGAAACCATCGCCAGCGGTAACCCGCAGGTCCGCCTTGGCGTAGGCGACCAGTACGTTTATATGCGCCGCCTGGATATCCGCACCCAGGTGACATCCAGCCAGTCCGGCAACGCCAACCAGCTGCCGAGCGTGGCGCTCGATGCGCGCATGATCTCTACTCCAACCTACCTGTTCCGCTGCCGTGGTATCTACGATCACCACGACACCGCGGCGGCCGGTAACTGGAACGTGGCACTGCCAGAAGCTCAGCGTCTCGGCATGCGTCAGGGCATCTTCCAGCAGTTGCGCTCTGCGCTGCTGTACGGCATGAACCCGGCTGGCGGCGAAGGTCTGCTGAACACCGCAGGCGCGACTACCGAAACCCTGCCGCCGGACAGCAACAGCAATACCACTGTGCTGACCTATGACCACGGACAGATGGCGGTCTATCTGCTGGGGCATGTGCAGGCCGCGCTGACCCGCACCATGCAGTTGGGTCGCCAGCAGCGTGTCGTTATCCTCGGGCCGCAGCGCGTGCTGGGCGCGATGGAGATTCAGCAGATCGTTCAGCTGACTTCTTATCAACGTCCTGGTGGCGGTACTGATACCGTCGGCGGCACCGTGAAAGAGGTTCTCCGCGGCGCGAATGTCCAGGTTGACTGGGTATACGACGACACGCTGATCGGCGCCGGTGCCGGCGGTACTGACGCAGTGGTTATCACCATCCCGGAAGTGGAAGTGCCGATGGTCAACTCCACCGTGAACACCAACGAATTCGCCAAACTGAGCCCGTCTCTGGCGGCGAATGCCCTGATGTTCACCGACATGGCGGCACCGATGGAAATCCCGACGCCAATCCCCGGGGGCGCTATCGACGTGCTGTCAGAAATGCGCTCTACGGCTGGCTGGGCAGTCCGTCCGGAAGCTATCACCATCCTGTCGATGGCATACAGCTCCTAAAACGCGAAATTGAGAAGTGCTTAAGCCTCTGCATGGTTCGCTGTGCAGGGGCTTTTTTACGAGGGTAAACAATGAAACTGTACATCGCCAACACTACCAAACAGCGCCACATCTTCACTTTCCGCCAGCTGGAAACCGGGCGCCTCCGCCAGATCCCCATTGAGCACGGCTCACAGATGCAGGTCCTGGATGGCTCGACCGAAGAAGTCGAAGCGGTTATTCAGCATCATCAGGTTTACGGCCTGGTTGACTCAACCAAAATCGACCAAAGCCAGGCATTTATCGGCCTGTGCTACAGCATCAACAAACCCGTTTCCGCCAGCGTTATTGAGAAAACCATTCGCGATAACGATGGCCATCTGACCCGCGGAGCTCATAACCGCCGGCAGGCATCCGTCGCTGCGCTGGATAACACACTGCGCGAAAGCGGTATCGGCTACGAAGGTGACATGGAATTCAGCGCAGAGCAGGCCAAGGGGCGCGATGACCATTCAGACGACCCGACCATCAACGAAAAAATTGTCACGCCGAAAGCCGGGAGCAAGAAAAAATGACCACCAGTCTGTCGGGATTCATCGAATTCGTTCGATCTGATATGGGCATCACCCCCGACCAGGTTCCCGACGACTCGCCGTCTTTTTCTCTCGCCTATGGCGGCGCCGTTGAATGGGTAAACCCGGACATCGCGTGCGTTATGCCGAACATGTACAGCATCGCCGTTTATAACCTTGGGGCGTCGTTTCTCATCAATTACGGGACAGAGGCTGTGTTCGCCAATTTCCGTAGCCAGCATGGGCTGAATGACTTCAAGTCCGGGGTTATCACGGGAGCCGGGGATAACTCTACCAGCGCACAGCGCCTGGTCCCTGATTTCTTCAAAGACCTGTCGCTGGCAGACCTGCAGATGCTCCAGGACCCGTGGGGCCGTCGCTACCTAATGATCGCTCAGCAGTTCGGGAGCCTGTGGGGCTTGTCATGATCACCTTTCATCTGGGCGTTATCGATATCCCCTACGAGGACGAAGACACCACGACGGGGAGCGTAGCGGAAGAGCTGGAAGCAAGGTATCAGATTATGCAGACGTTCTTTGACCGCTACGGGAACGACATCGCTGATCTGATGAGCAAAGACCTGGCCGCAGCGTTTGAAAACATGTTCGCTGGCGCGCCGCCGGCAAAAGACCCGCTCGCTGAGTCAATGTCCAAAGTTCACGATCTCTTTGTCGGCTTCCTAGATAACACCGAGATGAACGGCCTCCCTGGTGTTCCAACGCGCCGCGCGCTTGAGGGTATATCGAAGCGCTTTAAAGGCAAAAAGGGGCCGCCGCGCCCTTCGTTCATTGACACAGGAACCTATCAGGCAGCTATGCGCGCCTGGGTAAGCGGGGTGCTGAATGCCTTCCCTGAGTGAGTTACAGAACGCCAAAACCGAGCTTAACGCCACCCTGACACAGGGGCTGGATGATCTGAGCCGGTTCCAGGTGGTGACGTTCACGAAGTACATCAGAAAGGTGCTTCCGCTCGATGGCTTCGTGTTCTGGGTGAAAGCTTCGGCCCTGTCTGACGACCCGAACAATGAGCCGGACACGGTGGATGTGAAGGGCTATCTGCACCTGACGACCGAAACCATTCAGGACGACGAGCAACTGTACGATCGCAACGTGGTGACGTTCACCGCGCAGGCGGACATCGACCCGTTTAACGACATCGGGGCAGAGGTGCTGTACATCGGCGAGTTTTTTGGCGTTCAGTTCTCGTTCTCCCGGCGTACCGGGCTGAATGAGCCGGCGAACCTGTACCACTACACCGGAGAGGCGATTTTCCCGCACATGCGGTCGCAGATCATCAACTCTGCGGATGACATAGACCTCTCTGACGTGGTGGTGTCGAGTTCTTTGCCGATCTGGCTGGCCCTGAATCAGTACATGCCGATGTTCCCGGCGATGCTCTCAACGCAGAACCTTTCGCCGCCCTATGCGACAGTGAAATGCAGTAACACGTCACCGATCGCCGGCGCGTTCTATCTGGACGAGAAGCAAAACCAGTATCAGCTGGTATCGGAAGATGTGACGCTTTCAGTCACCGGCCTGCGTAACGCCAGCATTGAAGATTTTGTGCGGTATGTGCAGGACTACACGACCGGCGATGCCCCGGAGATGGGGATCATGAATATTCCCGTCGTGCAGGATGAGCGAGTCACTCAGAACGAGCTCAACATCATCGCCATGCGTAAGACCATCAAATTCAAAATCAATTATTACCAGCAACGGATGCGTAACTTAGCGCGCCAGCTGATCACGTCTGCAATTCCGTCCATTGACCCGGAGAAATAAGTAAATGGCAATTGTTAATATTAACGTGTCGGTGACGAATCCGCCGAAGCCCTCGCAGTTGTTAAAGTCCGGGGCGATGATTTCTATGGGCGGCACGACGCTGAATGCCGGTGAATATCAGCTGCTGACCAGTGAAACCGACCTGGCCGACATCCTCGCACCGGCGAAGACTATCTCAACGCTCGCCTGGGCTACTGGCGTGGTAACCGTCACGCTGGCTGCCGCTCACGGATGGACTAACGGATCACAGGTCCCGGTGATCATCTCCGGAGCGACTCCAGCGGGGTACAATGGCGCCTATACCGCTACGGTGACAGGTACCAACACCTTCACCTATCCGCTGACGACCAACCCCGGCACCGCAACGGCAATGGGGACGGTAAAAACGGTAGTACAAACCGAAATTTCCCAGATGAATACCTCGTTCTGGGCTCAGGGTAAAACGCGGGCGGTTTATGTTCTGGAGCTGGGTGATGTATCCATGGAGGCAGCTGTCGCAGCGCTGACAACCTTCATCGCTGAAGACGTCTCTCTGGGCAACACCTACCAGAAGTTTTTCTCCTATCTGGTGCCGCGCGAATGGGATTCGGTCGATGAATTTAAAACCCTGACCGGGCTTTATACCTCGCCGGGCAGCCTGGTTTACTTCTTTGTCACCTCGACGATCGCCACCTATGAAGCGTGGACTGCGACGAAAAACAAAACTGTCTTTGCCGGCGTCGAGGCTCCGGATATTCCGGCGAGCGAGTTTTCCATGGCCGGCCCGTTCCAGTCGTCCCTGGCAAACGACCCGGGGTCGAGCAACATGGTGCCGCCGATGTCGTACCGCTTTATGTACGGCCTGACTGAGTACCCGCTGGAAGGCAACAGCGCACTGCTGAAATCGCTTCAGGACAGCAACATCAACTACATCGGCACCGGCGCCGAAGGTGGACTCAGCAATAAAGTGCTGTTCACCGGCCGCATGCTCGATGGTAACCCGTTCAACTACTGGTATTCGGTGGCGTGGACGGCGATCAACCTTGAGCTCGACCTGGCGAATGAAATCATCAACGGCTCCAACACGACCGTTAACCCGCTGTACTACGAGCAGAAGGGCATTGACCGCCTGCAGCGTCGTGCACTGAAAACCTTGCGTAATGGCATCAGCTACGGGCTGATCCTCGGTCGCGTCATTGACACGCAACTGACGCAGGAAGATTTCAACACCGAGTATGACAAAGGCACTTACGCCGGCAACGCCGTGATCAACGCCGTGCCGTTCAGTAACTACAACAGCCTGAACCCATCCGATTACCAAGAAGGCAAATATAACGGGCTGAGCGCCGTCATGACGCCGCGCCGCGGCTTCGAATCCATCACGTTTAACGTGAACGTAACGAACTTTGTAGGGGCGTAAAAAATGGCGAACCCATTAGTACCGCAGGGCTTCCTTAACCGCGTACGCGGGGCTCTTTCCGTCACGGATACACCGGCGCTGAACGTCTCGGCGTCGTACCTGGCAAAGGACGGCATTAGCCTGCGTCCGGACGGCCCGGCGACCGACATCATCCCTACGATGACCGGCACCGTCGGCAGCCAGGCACCGTATCAGCAGGTAACGCTGACCGTGCATCTCCTGAAAACTCAGGGGCTGGGCGAAAGCTACCGGCAACGCTTTTTAACCGACACGTCGCTGGGTGAAATCGTGGTTACGCCGGATGCAACGACGTTCGGCAATATCACGCTGCTCAACTGCTACCTGGTCAACTTCAACGAGCTGGCTTTCAGCGGGATGGACCCGGCTTTTGTGGTAACCATCAGCGGCTATATGGTCACCAACGACAACATGTGGGTGTAATGCATGAAAATTGACAAGAAACTGAATCTGGTCACCAGCGTTACCCGCGAAGACGGCTCGATCGTCTACCTGCATGTGACGCCGTTCCCCTATGAGGTGGTGGAAGAACACTGCATCCTGCTGGGGAACCTGTTCACAAAATTCATCTCGCAGGTGGGTGGTCTTGGCGCCGCCAGAATCGCCGCGATGATGCTGAGGCAGAGCCTGAAAGCGGAAATCGATAACGGTCGGACAGGTCCGAACATCGTTGATGAAATTCAGCGACTGACGGTCATTATCCATAACGTCGGCGGCCAATGGAAAACCACGCCCCTTGAGGTGGCATTCAATCAGGGGATTATCGACCCTGACGAGTATCGCGAGGTCGAAGGCGAAGTGGTTTTTTTTATGGTTTCCTCTGCTATTCAGAAGGCAAACCTGATCGCGCCGACCGTGGGAACGGTGATCAAAATGTACGATGGGCAACTAACCTCATCGAGCGTTACGGCGTTCCGCGATTCGTTGCAGACGTCGAAGCCGGTTACCGATACCCCGACCCAGAATGCCCCGCCGGAAACGTCATTTATACCCTCTTAGACTGGGCGTCTAATGAGGGATTCTGGCAGGTGATAAGGGAGATCACCGGCGAGGAGTATGCCAGCCCGGCGCAGTACCGGCAGCGCTACATTCTCGCCGCGCTCAAAGAAAGAGGTTTCTTCAATGGTAGCTAAGTCGATCGTCGACATTGACGTAAATGACGACAAGTTTGTCGCGTTTATGGAAAGGTTTCGCGAATACCAGAGCGCGCTGGATGATTTACCGGAAGCCTGGCGGGTAGCTGCCGTTGGTATTGGCGAAAGCAGCAAGCAGACCGAGAAAGCCAAAGGTGAGGCGAAGGAGTTAGGTGCAGAGTTTAATGCCGTGGCCGAGGCTATCCTGACCATCAACAGCGGTATCGATCGGCTCAATACCAACCTGGAAGACTCGAAGAAAAAGCAGGACGAATTCAACAAAAGCACCCGATCTGCGAAGGGCTTCCTCAGCGATGCGACGAAAGACGCTAAATCGCTGGCAGGGCATATCAAGGAAGCGACGGCCAGCCTTCTTTCCTGGGGTGGCATTGTCGGGATATTTACCGGCGTCCTGGGCGTTGGCGGCCTGTTTGGCATCAACCGGCTGGCGGCCACCACCGGCGCCCAGCGGTTTACTTCTCTCGGGCTCGGGACGAGCATCGGCGCGCTGGATTCCACCGCCATAAACTACCAGAAAGCGCTGGGTAACCCGGCGGGGACGCTGGGCGCCATCCGCGATTCACAAATGGACCTGTCGAAGCGCTGGACGTTTCAGGCGATGGGGATTAACAATCCCGACCAGGACCCGGCCAAACTGCTCCCGCAGATGATCCGCAACGCGCGCGATATCTTCGTGCAGAACGGCAGCACACTGCAGGGCGCACAGGCTCACGGCCTGACAAACTTCTTTACGCTGGATGACCTGAACCGCTTCAAAAACATGAGCGATGAGGAGATCACCGCCATGGAGAAACGCGCGCAGCAGGATGCGCGCATGTTGCAAATTACCGACCAGCAGGCGCGCCAGTGGCAGGATTTTAACGTCCAGCTCGACTACAGCAGCCAGAGCATCAGGAACACGTTTGTGCGCGGCCTGGGTCCACTCACGCCGCAGCTGAGCAAGCTGTCTGATGCGCTGTCAGGTGCTATTGATACCGTTCTTAAATCACCCGAACTCGGCAAGTGGATTGATGCGCTTGCCGGCGGCATTGAGCGGTTCGGTAATTACCTGGCTTCGCCGACGTTCAAAAGCGACGTTGAGTCGTTTATGTCGGGCGTTGAGCGGCTGGGGCGCGTCATCATGAAAGTGCTCGGCTGGCTCGATGGCGGATCGTCGGCGATGGACGATATCAAGTCCGGGTCCTCATTCCTGAATAATGACGTCCAGACCGATGCCGGCGGAAACCACTTCGTAAAAGGCGGTCTCAGCGACCCGAAAACGCCAGCATTTTCGAAATGGCTGACTCGCCACCTCTACAGCTGGAGCGGAACGGCGCCGAAGGAGTATGACCAGTATTTCCTTGATGCAGCCAATAAGTACAACGTCGACCCGCGCTGGCTTAAAGCCATCGCCGCGGGGGAATCTTCATGGGACCAGAATGCGCAAGGGCCTGTTACAAGGTCTGGTAAGCGTGCATTAGGCTTGATGCAAATTATGCCTGATAACTTTCAGCCGGGTGAGAAGCCGTTTGACCCGCGGGACAACATTATGGCTGGAGCCCGAGTTTTCTCCTGGGCGATGCAGAGCGCGAATGGAGATCTCGACGAGGCGCTGCGTTATTACAACGGCGGAAGCCGACGCGGTAGTGCAGAAAATAGGGCTTATCCCGGCAGGATCAGGGAAAAGTATGCTGAGATGTATGGCGCACCGAAGAACAATGATGCTACCGGCGTAGATAGTTCTGAGATTGCTAAAAACACCTCGAAAACCAACCAGCTCCTGCAGCAAATCGTCGATAAAAATGGCAATGGTAGTCGGGAAATCGTCGTTTACAACAACACGGGTGGGAACGCCATTGTCTCCGGCGCCCTTCTTAGCGGAGTGCGATAGATATGGGATTCACTCGCGAACTGTATAAGCTGGGTTTTGAAGTCTCGCCGGTGATTCTGTGCAACGGGATTGCGCAGAGCATCCCCGGCGGAATGCTGCCCATTGTAGCTTTGACGCAGAGCGCGAGCTTTGTCACAGGGCTTTTGGGCGGCGCATTCAACCTTACTGACCTCGATAAATATTTTTGCCACTGGAAGCCGGTTCAGGGTGGGACGATGGTCGACTACGACATCGCAAAATACCCGTTTGCTAACCAGACCGTTGCCGCTAACGCGCTACTTGCTCAGCCTTTGCGCATTGCGTTGATGATGGATGCCCCGGTGAATGAAAATACTGGAGCGATGACGAAATTCGTCACTCTCAGTGCGCTGCAAGCTGTTCTGCAAGCGCATGCAAACCTTGGCGGAACCTATATCGTCGCTACGCCAGCGCTGTTTTATAGCGGCTGTATATTGCGTACGGTTAAGGACATGACCAGTTTTAATGAGGCTGTGCCTCAGCGATCCTGGTTATGGGATTTTGAGCAGCCGCTGGTATCTGAAACAGGGGCCGAGCAGGCGGTTAACAGTTTCCTGAGCAAAATCGATGGAGGAACCCGGCAAACGGATGCGTCATGGACAAACACTGTCGCGGCTCTTGGGAATACCTCTCTCGGCGGCACCGTGTCAGGCGCCGCGAATGACATAGTAGGCCTCATCGGTAAGCTTAGCGGGGAGTTTGGCTTATGACGACGGATACCTACACGTTTACCGGCAATGAAAGAGAGAGCGTAGCTTTTACTCCGACGCTGGATGGAACGGTTTATAACTGCCAGGTGAAGTGGAATATCGCTGCACAACGCTGGTACATCCTGATCACCGACAATTCCGGCAACACCATGCTGAACACTCCCGCGGTGGGCTCTACCAATGGAACCGGCATAAACCTGATAGCTGGCGTTTTCTCCGGAACAACCATGATCTGGCGGGAGCAAAACGGCGTAATTGAGGTGACCAGCTGATGAGGTATTACGATTTCCAGATTTTTGACCAGAAAGGGAAGTTATACCGCCAATACAAAAGCCTTGATGCCTATGGCAATTATAACCCTGGATGCCTGATGGTGGAGTTCGACATACAGCGATATGGAATGTCCACGCCTATAGGGTCAAGTCTCGTAAGGGTTTATGGCGTCAGCATTAAAGAAATGCAGCAGGCAGAGCAAAACATGTTCGGCATGACCATTAAGGGATTTGTCGGTATGTCGAAAGGTTTGCCGCTGGCCAAATCCTCCCAGAGCGGGATGATTCTGGAAGGCATTATTCAACAACCATTCGGTAACTGGCAGGGTCTCGATCTGTCTCTGGACATGATTATTACGGCTGGGGCTGGATCAGTGGATAATCCGGCTAACATTACAATGCCGTGGATAAAGGGGCAAAAGCTGTCTGTTGCGCTATTTTTTGCGCTTCAACGTGCCTTCCCGGGATACAAAATAAATATCAACATCAGCGATTTACTGGTTCTGAACTACGATTCACCGATTTACTGCTCGACCATGCAGCAGCTTGCATCGAACCTTAAAAACCTGAGCCGTAGCATTATCCGGGACGAAAACTATCTCGGCGTGGAAATGGCCATGTTTCCGGGGAAAGAGATCAGAGTATGGGACAGTGCAGCGACTGAGAAAAAGAAAACCCCCATTCAGCTCGAATTTACCGATCTCGTCGGACAGCCGGTGTGGATTGAATACAACCGGGTGATGATCACCTGCGTAATGAGGGCGGATATTCAGGTTGGTGACTACGTGAGGATGCCTGCCGGTGCAATGGCGGTAACGCAGGCCTCATCATATTCTCAGTATCGCAGTAAAAGCGCCTTTTCCGGCGTGTTCGCTGTGCAGACCTGCAGATGTGTAGGAAACAGCAGGCAGCCAGACGCTGCAAGCTGGGTAACCATCTATGAGGCGTATGTGACGCAGGAGGCCTGATCGTGACTATAAGTCAGCGGCTTAACTTCGCCAAGAGCATGAACAATTTCGCTGAGGTAAAAATTGCCGAAGCGATGGAGCTGGTCGGAAAGATATTGCCTGCAACTGTCGTCAGCCAGTCAGGGAAAATGGTCACAGTCTCGTTCAGCTTGACGAATATCCCATTCACGTTGCCCCAGGTAACCATTCCACTCTTTGGCCCGGAGTATGTGCGCTATCCAATGCAGCCAGGAGATCGGGGAATAGTGATCCCTGCTGATACCTATATCGGCGGAATGAGCGGCCTGGGTGGCGGCGTTGCCGATCTGACTCAGCCGACGAACCTCAGCGCACTGGTTTATCTGCCGATCAGCAATACCGAGTGGCAGGATGTCGACGGGCAGGTGGTGACGGTATACGGCCCGGAGGGTGTAACGCTGCGTGACAGCGGCAGCAACACGACGTTTCTCCTGAAGCCTGACAGCATCGCCATTTCCACACCTGACAGCTTCACTGTAACTGTTGGCGGGACAGTTTTCTCACTGACGGGTAGCAAATGGAGCCTTTCAGGCCAGGCTGGTCATCTGCAGGATTCAGTGGCCAGTACCAGCCCTGCAATCATGCACGCCGGGTGGCAGTCGCTTCTGACCTGGCTTAACAGCCATGAACATTCAAACGGCAACGATGGAAATGATACCGGGGGGCCGACTTCAACGTTTAACGGGAGTATCACCGAGTGAGAACCTATGGCCGAAACTCTGAGGGGAAGTGGGTCCTGGTGGAAACCGACGAAAATGGGTTTAATGACTCGGTGTATTTGACCACTCTGATCCAGAATCTGAAACTGGCGCCGCAGGAGTCGCCCTTTTATGCGAACAACGGAATACCGGCCGCCGGGTCGGTGATCCAGCAAATCCTGCCGACGTATTACGTAAACCGTATTCAGAAACAGTTCAGCCAGTATTTTTCCTCGCTGCAGATTGCGCTGATCAGCGACGACCCGCCTGTTTATAACATCTCGGCAATCACAAACGCAGGTTCAAAAATAATTACACAGGTGGCCGTATGAGCGATTTACCAGTCAGCTATACGTCAGCGGGCCCGGTTCCTCTGACGGCGGAAGAACTACGAGCACAGCTCGTTTCCCAGGCCATTGCGCTATCTCCGGGGCTCACAACTGATTTGCCTGGCTCTCTGATTGAAGACGTGGCCAGTACCGATGTTGGCGCACTCATCGTTTGTGATCAGGCGAGGGTTGACCTGATTAACTCAGTGGGGCCGCTAAAGGCTAACCTCGCCATGCTGGAGCTTCTCGCACAGCAGGCAGGTATCCCGGGCCAGAAAACTGCTGGCACTACCACGGTACCGATTCAGTTTTCCGGCCCGGCTGGGTTTGTCATCCCACAAGGTTTTATTGTTTCTGATGGCACACATACGTATTCCGTTAGTGATGCGACGATAATCTCCTCGTCCGGTGTGTCTGCCAGTGTGTCATGCGAAGGAACGGAGACCGGTACTTGGGCAGTACCGGCAAATACGGTTAACCAGATAATCACCAGTCTTCCTTCTGACGTCACCATTACCTGCACCAACCCGATCGCCGGCACTCCTGGTGCTGACCCAGAAACGAATTATCAGTTTCGTGATCGAGTATGGCAGGCGCAGATGGCCACAGTTCAGGGATATCCTGGATTTATCCGGCAACATCTCACCAGCCTTGATAACGTGCAGGCGCGCCTGGTTTCTGTCATTCAGGACGGGGATAAGTGGATAGTCATGTGCGCAGGCGGTGATGTTTACGATATTGCTGGCGCGCTCTATAAGTCGGCGGGGGATATCAGCCGGCTGAAAGGGTGTTCACTGAACGTAACGGGGATCACGAATGCAAATCCTGGCGTCGTCAGCACAGACCTGACTCATGGCTACACTGACGGCCAGGTTATCCGGATCACTGGCGTTACCGGGATGACGGGCATTAATGACGTTCCTCTGACCGTGACGGTACTGTCTCCTCACACTTTTTCCATCGGGATTGATACCACGTCATCCGGGACCTGGGGAGGCGGCGGCGAGGTGACGCCGAACGTCAGAAACAATACTGTGACGGTGAATGACTGGCCTGATAACTACGTGATCCCGTTCGTGACGCCATTGCTGCAGCGCGTCACAGTGACGTATCAGTGGGGTACCGAAAGCGTTAACTACCTGACTGACGCCACTGTCGCCTCTCTGGTCTCGGCGCCTACGATTCAGTATGTGAACGGCATATTCGCCGGGAAACCGCTGAACGTTAACAACCTGAAAGACGCATTCTTACAGGCGATTAACTCGACAATCGACATGGGGCTGATCAGCACTCTAAACGTCGTGGTCACCATCAATGGTGTGATAACGCCACCGGATGCCGGGACGAATATCATCAGCGGCGATAAGTTCAGTTATTTTTATATCGCGTCGGATGGCGTGATCGTAACAGGGGCGTAGCATGCTGGACGATATCATCCGGTCGTATATGTATACGCAATACAACGACGATGACAATCTGCGGGCGTTTTTTACTGCGTATAACTCGATGGCGCAGGGCATTTATGACTGGATGGTTAATGCCAACCTGCCGATTTTCATCGGTGACTACAACACCGGAGATCAGCTCCGGTGGATTGCCCATGGCATCTATGGCGTTTTGCCGCCGGTGATTTCCAGCAGCGATCAGCAGGAGATAGGCCCATATAACACCTTCGAATTTAACCAACTGGCATTCAATGAGTACCGGGTGATTGACCAGTCGAACCAGGTTGTTGTCTCTGATGACCTTTTTAAGCGGATCATGACCTGGAATTTTTACAAAGGTGACGGCTTCTATTTCTCTATCCCATGGATAAAGCGGCGTATTCTGCGGTTCCTGTTGGGAGTGAATGGCACCGATATCCTCAATGACCAGCGGTGGAGTATATCGATCCAGTTTGTGGATGGTGGTATCGTGATTTCCATCTATAAGGGGCGGAGACAGTTCACTCGGAGCGCTATCTACAACGCATCGGCCTATAACTCCAGGAAGTACAACCAGAAGGACACGGCCTTTGTGATCACCGAGGATTTCGAGTTTGCCATATTCTTCAAGCAGGCCATGGATAGCGGCCTGCTGCACATGCCGTTTTACCAGTCAGTCACGGTTGAGATATTTGACTAGGTTTTTATCTCGATTATCTATTGTTATATACAGATGTGATTTAACGCTCTGACAAATTATATACAGCAAAACTATTGATAAAAACAAAATGGATGACATTTTTATCATATCTATTGGCGGCATTCCTTGCTGAAAAAGAAATCCAAATAAAATAATAAGCAAGGCGCACGAAAGGAGTATTAATAAAGTAGATAGAGTTCCTAAAAGTATTTTTAAAATAGCAATAGAAGCATTATTCATAATATTCACCATTTAAAAGGCCGCGCTTGCGGTTTTTTTATTGCCTAATCCCGGAGGATACATGGCACTAACCCTTTTGGCTACAAACAACGCAGAAAGCACACTCGCTTCTGCTATCAGCGCAACCGACACGTCGCTGATCGTTAGCGCTGGAACTGGTGCCGAGTTCCCTGATGCTGTGGCAGGCGAGAGCTATTTTAAACTCACGCTCACCGATGCCGCCACTGGCTCACAGGTTGAGATCGTGAACGTGACAGCTAAGGCTGGTGACATCTTCACGATTGAACGTGCACAAGAAGGAACGCTGGCGCGTGCGTGGGCGGCCAACGACATGGTTGCCAACATGATGACGGCGGATACGCTGAATGTGATTGCGCAGTACATGCAGCAGGCAGCTGCATCTGCAGGTCAGGCAATTGAGGCAGCTAATGATGCCTCTGAATATGCAAAGAACAAATACACATTCTATAAGACTGCCAGCGATCCTGATGGCACCATTGCCGGGCTGGCCGCAACGACAGAAGGACAGTCATTCTGGGTAGCCCAAGGTCCAGATGCGCTTTCTGCTGCATGGCAGTATCAGAATGTTGCGGGTGTAGCCGTGTTACAGGCTAAGCAGCCAGGAACAGCGGCTATAACCGGGACAATTCGCGAATTCCCTACGCTGGCAGCAGCGCAGGCAGATGCGGATGCGGGGAATATTCTGTCTGGCTATACTGCATTTTACCGCAGCCCTGATGACAGTGCGCTTGCTATCGAGGTAATCAACAACGGCGGCACGCTGGCGGCTACCGGACGGAAGATGCCTTCTCAGGATTATATAGATGACGGATTTACGCCTGGCAGGGTTGTTAGCAGAGACCCTGATGTCGCGATTGCGCTGACATTTGCTGACGGTTCCAGGTCGTGGCTGGAGGCCGGGTATGACGGGAAACCTACTGAGCATACTGTAGACCTCCTGTCGGAGGATTTCCCCCGGGCAATAAATACGGAAATCAGCAATGATGTCGCCATTGCGCTGACATTTGCAGACGGCTCCAGAACATTTCTGGAAACCGACAGCCATGGCTCGCCCACTGAATATTCATCACGGCTGATTGGTGATGCGATTGGTGTAGGGGAATCACCTGTATCGAGTGAACAGGTAGCGATAGCAAATCTGTTTGCTGACGGTGCCCGCTCCTGGCTGGAGTCCGGATACGATGGCAAACCTACGTCATATGCCGCGCAAAAAATCATGGCAGCCATCGCGGGACTGTTGCCGGCATTTGACAATCAGACCGTTTCACTCTCAACCGCTCCGGATGGTGCTGGCCGGGAATACCCGACATTTGAG